ACATAAAGAGCATTACTTTCGTCTGAAGATAAAGCTACAAGAATATTTTCAGTAGTAGCACTAGAAAATTTATGCACGTTAGCAGGAATAAACTTAGGGACATTAGCTGTAATGTCGTCAGCTTGTTTTGTATCTGTGTCAGACGCAATGAAAAGTTCCCTAACGCCTGTGAAACTTCCTTTATTGAAACCGAAATAGACGTTACTTCCTGCTCCAATCGGTTTAATTCCTCTGTCTGCTTCAAATTCTGTTGTGACATTTATTGATATATTCTCTGCTGTTAGTGTTGCTCCACCTTTTAAGATGAATTGTGTTTGGTCTGAAAACAAAAGTAACTCTTCATCAAAAGAAATAGCATGACGTAAAATTGAAACTTTAGTATGCGTACTAGCTACATCTATTGGGTCAGTATCTAATGTTTGTGTAATTGTTTCAGGAAAGAACTCAAAGAACTCTCCACTTCTAGACATAATTACATTTTCATCTGCTAAAAAACCTAATCTGTTTCTATGAAAAAATATGTCGTTAATTTTTCTACCTACAAATGTTGGGTCAGGAACACTTGTAGTATCTCCTACACTTCTAGTTCCAAATGCAGGTACAGTATAATCTGTTGAGCTTATTGTGTAAGTTGAGCCATCAACTTGTGTAAATCTAAATTGACCGTCAGCAGTTCTAATAAGAATGTGTGGCATTGTAGAATTGTCTAAAGTAGTTTTAGTATCAGGTGCTACTGTTTCTTCCCAAAGATTATCTGCTTCAATAAATTTTACATAATAATCATCAAAGCCACTTGTAGCATCACCAGTAACTTGAACTACTTGGTTATTGATTGCAGGTACAGGTAAGTCAGAAAAGTTTTGTACTTTGTCTTTAACTACTTGTGAAGCATCATTACCGTAGCCATCTGAAGCTGTAACTTCTAGAGTACCACTAGCTTTTACAATAGAGAAACTAGAGTTTCCTATTTTAGTTAATGTTAATCCTGCAACAGTACCTATTGCTGTAAATAATCCGTCTCTAATACTTTCTGTATTTGTATTAGCACTTGTAAAACTTGATGTAGTACCATCAATAGTAATTGAATATTTTGTAGAGTTTACACCTTGTAATACAGAGTAAACTGCTTGTTCTACTTTGGCAGGTGAAGTTGTACTTGCCATTGCAGTTTGTGTATTTTTATTAACGATAAAAGTATAATCAGCTACCGTCACACAAACAAAATCATTTTTAGGATTTGTAGATGTTAGATAGTTTGTAGCGTTTGTTTGACTTACAACTGTCTTTGCTACTCCATTAATATCGTAAACATTAATAGCTCCATTAGTTAGAACTACAATGTATCTTTCATTGCTATCTCTATTAATAGTATGAATAAAAGCATTACTAAAAGAACTTGATGAAAGTTTTGCTACATATTCTGTAGGTGGTCTTTTTTTCAATCCCTCTACAACTGAACTGTAACCATTAATTTGTTCTGATGCTTGGCTAGTAAGTCGAAGTACTTCAGGTTGTTGTGATACCCCTTGTACTAAATTAGGAATTGTACGACTGACTAAAGCCATTAGTAAACTCCATTGTTTCTTACTACTGTGTAGGCTTGTTCAGGTGTATCAAAGATTGTGTAATCACCTGTTTGTGCTTCAGCTTGTTTTAAAATCATTAGAGCCTTTTCTTCATCTTCTAATGAGAACTTATGTAAAGTATTAGCTCCTAATGTTCTGTCGTGAAAAATTCTTGCACTTCTAATAGTTATATATCTTTTTGCTTGTTCAGGTATTTCATCAAAAGGTAATAGATATACAACTTTTACTTTTTCAAAGTTTGTATCAAATGTGTCTTCATTCTTTGCAAGATTATAAAGAAAGTTATTTCTTTGTACTATGTCGTACTGACCTTTAGAATATTTAGTTGGGTCTAACTCAACTCTAACTACGTTAGTAGCTAAAGGTAATTTATTATCTGTGTCTCTAGATAAAGTTACATTTGTATGTGTATTGAAATGCCAACCTTGTGACTGAACTTCTCTTGCTACTTCTGACAATACATTTTTAGCTATTGTACCATCAACAGGTAAACTTCCAGTTAATGTATTTAATGGAGCTTCACCTATTGTACTTAAAATTGTATTAACAGCTTCAAGTTCTGAAGTTCTTGTTTGTGTTGTCATTCAGGTAAAAATGAATTTAAGAAGTCATTCCACTTCTTTTTAATTTTGTTTATTAATTTTTTAATCATGTGTGTCTCCTAATAACTAAAGGGGAGCTTCAGTCTCCCTCTACTCCCCTAAAGTTTTATGTTAATTACGCAGTTTTGATTGATACTGCACTTTCAGGTCTTAAAATTCCTGAACCCATTAACATTCTACCTGTCATTAAAGTACCTATTCTTCTTGGGTCGTAAGTACTTTCCATTACAAGGTCTTTTCTTTTCACAGTACCGATTGCACTTCTGTGCATTACTACGGCATAGTGATTAGAGAAGTCACCTGTGTAAGTATTGTTTGCACCAGTAATAGAAGCCGATAAGTCTTGTCCGAACACTTCTGTTGCTGTGTTAGACTTAACTATTGGCACTCCACCTATTGATAAAACTGTACCTTTTCCAAAGTCACCGTTTTCTCTAGAGAAGTCTCTATTTACTAGTTTATCAACATTAGCTAGTTGATAATATTGGTCAGGTGCTACGATACATACTCTACCCTCTGTCGGTACATTTTTCTCATCTAGTTTTTGAATTGCTTCAAATACTGAACTGATTAAAGATGTAGCGTTAGTGTTAGCGTCTGCATCTGTGATTTCATCACCACCGTTACCACCTGTTACGTTTGCACTTCCTTGTGACGCAAGGATAGCTAAAGATAGAAGATGTTTGTCAACCTTGTTTGAAAGAGCCGAAGCCATTTGTCTTGAATACTCTGCTCTCACATCATAGTGGTTTTTAAGTTCTTCTACTTCTGCTACGAATACGTCAGCTAAAAGCATATCATCAAGATTGATGATTTTTTCGTTGTGTTTAATTGCTTGACCAGTAATTTCATTACCTGCTACGTGGTAACTTGCGTTTACCGAGCCTGTAACTGGGAACGTACTTGACTTGCCTTGTGCAATAGTTCTAACTGTAGACATTCCTAGCATTTGGTTTTCTCTTACAAATTGGCTAAGAACTTCATTAGAAAAAACTTTTAGAAACAAGGCATCTGCTGTTCCTGCTGAATTTACCTGACCAATGCTTGATATAGTTGCATTACTCATATTGTAAATACTCCTTTTAAGTTTTAGTTGTTATTAAAGTTCCTAACTATTTTTCATAATGGGAAAGTTGTCAGTCGTAACTGGCTTACTGTTTTGAATTTAGTTAGCACCTCTCTAATGAGAGATGGTGTTACTTTTTAAATCTTTTTGACATTAACTGCCAAAATTGTTCTTCAGTTAATTTTTTCTTTTTTCTTTTTGTGCATTTACATTTTTTGCATTTGCACTTCTTAACTAATTTTCGTACCAAGTTTCCAACTCCTCAGCGCCCAATAAACTGGGGACATACGCTTGTCACCTTTTACTTTTTTTAATATTGCTCCATGTCTAGCCATAAAAGATTTTCTTCTTTTTGGGTCGTCACGTTTAATACTTAAATTTGGGTCACCAAATCGGATTGTCTTGATATTACCTGTTTGTTTATCTTTAACGTAAACTTTAAATTTTTTAGAACCTGTATTATCTCTAATAATTTTGTTTAAAGGCTTCTTATCCTTGTCCGACATATTTCTTAAAGTTTTTACGTTTGTGTTTATTCATTTTCTGTAGGCTTGGTCGTCTGCCTATTGAAGTTTTACGAAACTTGCTGTTTGTCTCAAATAGTTCTTTGGAAAGAAGATTATTCTTCTTCTTTGCCACTACGCTATTTTAAGTTTGCTTCTTTTCTTTTTAGCTATAGCGTTTTTGATGGCTCTGTCTCTTCTTGTTTCATACTTAGACATTTTTCCATCTTTATTTAAGTCGCCTTTTTTCTTACCGTAATGACTTGGCATAGTTATATCTCCTTATGATTTTTTCTTTGGAAAACCTTTCTTCATATTTGCATATGCTTCAGGTGTAATAGTAGATTTCTTTTTAGGTCTACTAATTCCAAGTTTTTTTCTTCTGTTAATGTTTCTGTATAATGACATTATTTTTTACTTCTTACTTTGTTAAGCGTACTCATTCCAAAACTTCCTGAATACACAATTAAAATAGCCCACCAAAATTCTTGGGGAGCTGACTTCAGTATTTCAAAACCTTTCTCCATATAAGGTTGTGAAAAAGGTAAGAACAAAAATAAAAATATTAATGAAACTTTTATTGTTAAGATTTCATCTTTTATAGAATGTTCTTGTTGTCTAACTTGTTCTACTGAAACTGATTTTTCTGCTTCTATTTCTTTTGCTCTAATAATTTTCTTCTTCTCCATATTATGTTGAATAGCACCAACAGTTTTGTCAGCTATTATTCTTGTCAAAGGATTTTTGAGAATTGGTAAAACAAAATTAAGCATTACGTGACCTATTGTTAGATTTAGATTTTACTGAAAGATTACTTAATGAATTGTTGTTTGGGTTTCTGTCTTTATGGTCAATGTCTTTACCATTAATTTTAGAACCTAACTTCTTCTTCATTATTCTTCTTGCAAGATTTCTACCTGCTCTACGTTTTTTCTGTTCAGGTTTAGAATGATAATTTCTGTACTCTGAACCGTAGTCTCGCATTAGATACCTGTGCTTCTAGCAATCTTTTCTTCAACCTTTTTTCTAAACGCAGGGTCTTTAGCATATCTTGGGTCATTCATAGCTTCTGTAACTTGTGCAACGCTTTCAAATACGTCACTATCAGTTTCAACGCTATCTCCCTTAATCATTTGTTGAGGTGCTTCTGAATTTACACCTGCTCTAGATGCTATAGCTTGAACAGCAAATTTTACTTGTTCAATACTTCCTGTGTCTAAAGTTTCGTTAAAGGCTTTTTGTTCTGCATCAGATAGATTAGCTTTTGCGTATTCAATAACTTTAGAATAGTTATCTTCACCACCAACCATATCATGCACCATTGCTACTTCTTGATTTGCAATAGCTTCTTGACCTGCAATGTAACCATCAACTAAACCTTTATCTAAACCCATCTTTGCAAGTTCGTCATAAGATTTATCTGATAGACCTTTGTTTTCAGAATACTCTTCATAGTATTTATCTAAACCCATAGTCTGTTCAGATGGTTGTGGTTCTGATTGTGGTTCAGGTGTACTTTGTTTCTTTTCAAGTTCACCGTATGCTTTGGCTAATTCCTCTGCATTTTTAAATTTTTCAGGCAACCATTCAGGTCTAGTTTCATCAGTAGACTTAACTGTATTGTTTGCTACTTCACTAACCTTAACATCTGTTTCATTAGTTGCTTGGCTTTCTTGTTGCTTTGCTTGTTCTTCTAAAGATACATTTGAATTTGTATCAATAGTTAGTTCTTGTGTTTGTGTACTCATATTTTACTCCTGTGGGATTTCTAATTCCCCGTTTTGATTTACTGTTGCACCTGCATTACTTAAAGTTTCACCTGCTTTAGTTAGAACTCTTGGGTCTTGTAAAGATTGTTGGAAACTAGCTTGTTGTTGTGCTTGTGCTTCTTCTTGGATTTGCTCTTCAGTTTTAATTAAGCCTTGTGTGTCAATGCCATTAGCAACTGCAAATTTCTTGATTGCATCTCCAAGATTTATGTATCTGCCTAGAGTTTCTGCTCCAAGCGTATTTGACAAGTCTGCCATAAATTGAAGTAATCTCAATCTATCTGAAGCCCTGCCTAATGCTTCCATTCCTACAATGATTTTAGTTTTAACTAATTCTTTTGGTAAGTTAGGAAGTAGTTTCTGTTCTCTTAACATTGATAACTTTGTATTAATGTAAGGTAACTGAAATTCTGTTGTTAAAATTCCGTATACACCACCTAGTGCATCATTCAGCTCATTTGCTATTAGCTGAACCTCTGTTGCTGTAACTCTTTCAGCTTGTCTTTGTACTGAAGCATTTAATAAAAATGCAAATTGTAATCTTTGTTCTATTCTGCCCATCATTTCATAGGCAACTCTAAAATCATTAAATTTGTTAGCTTGTAAAACAGAAACATCAGAAGCATTACCCTCAATGATTGCTCCGTTAGGTGCTTTAGCTACACTTGATGCTCTTGTAGAACCATTAGGTGCAATCATAAATAACATTTTAGAAGATGCACTACTGCCCTCTAAGATTGCTCTAGTTAGTCCCTCTAAGCTACGTAAGTCTCCCTCAAAACTTTCACAATGACCTCTTCCATAATTCATTCCATCTATTCTGTTAAATCTTAATGCAATGAAAGGAAGTTTGTCTAAATCGTAATACTTCTCGAAAACTTTTTGTTTTGCTATTTCTTGGTGTACGTAAAATCTTTTCTTCTCTCTTTTAATACAAGTAAATAAATTTAAAGTTTTTTGTTCTTCATTTAATTTATCACCTACAGCTTTTCTAATTTTTTCAGGAACAGTATTAGGAGATATACCCTCTTTGATTATAATTTTTAAAATTTTACCTTGTGGGTCTCTCTTAACTACATAATTATTTAATGTATATGTTCTTAAACCATCATCATCTAATTTTAATAATACGTTTCCTGAAACAATAAGATGTTTTAATGCTTCATAAACTGCAACTCTGTCATTGTTACTTTCAATGCTATCCATTACAGCTTTTTCAATTTTCTGTAATCCTTGTTCTATTGTAGCTTTTTGTTTTGGGTCACCCTCTATTTGTTTGTAAACTAATTCGTCTACATCTAACCTAAAGAATGGTGCTTGTGGTGGAAACAAAGCTAACATTAATTTTGATGCTAGATTAGTTACACCTCTACTTCCTACTGACTGATATGGTGTAGGATATGATGTTGCTTCATTAGAACCTTTTGGTGGATATAAATGTGGGATTGTAAGTTCTGCTAATTTTCTTGCTCTCTCTAAATAGATTTCTCTATCTATCTCCATCTTTGCGTACTGACTTTCAACTAAAGATTTATCTAGTGAATAGTTTAAAGTTTCTCTGTTGTAATCCATTAGCTTGTTGGAAAGTTAAGTCCTGTCCCTGTCAAACCTGATGAAGTTAAAGGTATTCTTAAACTACCTCTTCCTCTTCTTTTTCTTACTGATGTATCAGTAGAAGTTTCAATCGCTGATTTTGATTTAGCCTGTCTCGGAGCATCTCTTGTTGTAGTAGCGTTAGATACTGTCGGTGGCGTTTCAGGAATTGGTTCAGGTTGAGGTGCAGGAATACTTGGTCGTGAAAACGAACACATATTTTACATCTCCTTTTGTAGATTAAATTTTTCGATTAAATGCTCTACTACAGACCTTTGTCCTGATTTATAGAAAATATCTCTCTCATTATCTTTAAGGTCTGCACATTTATTTGGAAATAACTTATCCAAATACTTTATTAACTCTTCTTTAATAATAGGTGTTTCAACATTATTTGGCATTGTTTTCTCCTAAAGTGGCACTTAATTCAGTTCTTTTCTCTTTTATCTCTCCACTAATCGCCATGTAACCACAGGCATCAATGTAGTCGTCAAGATTATGGTCACCTGCTTGTGTTCTAGCTATCTTTAATAGAGCCATAAGATTAGCAACGTCTTCAGGTAAAATCTGAATAGTAAGTTTAGTTTTGTTTTGTAAATAACCAGTCCATAGCCTAGCTATATTCTCGTGGTTAGTTATCTTGTCACCATGCTTTACAGCTCGGTCTTTACTAACTAGCTTGTTTGTTTTGTCTAGTATCTCTGTAGTGTTCATATTTATAGTTCCATAGTTTAGGTTGATTAGATTTGTAGCAGTACTCATCTTTCCTTAATATTCTTGCTAACCTAGCTTGGTGATATGCGTCTTCATAAGTAGAACCATTACGTTCATACTCTTTAATAACTGCTTCCCACATATCATCAATATTGAATTTATCGTGTAATACTCTGTTAGCTTTTACGTGACCTACACCAACGCAACCTTTGTATCCGTCAGCTTGGTCTCCAGTTAAAACTTGTAGACAAAAGTTTTTATCTGCTTGTTGTTCATCTACAAATTCAAGTTGGTCGTCACCAATGAAACAATGCCAAGATGGAATTGTTCTCATATCTTTATCACCTGAAATAATTACATTATTTGTTTTGTAATGTTGGGTAGCTAATAAACCTATTACATCATCACCCTCTAAATTAGGTAATGTATAAAAGTTATAATTCTTTTCTGCCCATTTTCTTAAAGGTGCATAACAAATAGGTTTTCTAATTTTCTTCCTATAAGATTTATATTC